AATACTGGTGTTATCAAGGGATTCACTGCTATTGGTGTTACTGGTAACTGGTTTGGCAATACAAGAATATTTGCAAATAGCGCAATAGATGGATTAACTTTAAATGCCGATAGTGGTATTCTAGTATCTGCTGATAATGCAAATAGAACTTTGTTGTTGAGAAATATCGGTGTTACTGGTATTGGTGGTGCTACTGGCGGAATTACTTTAATTAATCCAATTAAAAATCTCAAAGGATTTAGTGGAGCGGTACAGGACATAAATTTAATCGGTATAGTCGCTGGAAGCGGTCCACTAGTAGTTGGTCAGAGCCCTAGCACATTTACAGATTTAGATAATAGAAATGCCGTTAGTATAGGACATGGCGCTTCTCCAATATATGCTGCTGGTGGATATGATGTAGTTGATTCAAGCAATAGATTTCAAATGTGGGGATTTAGTTTTGATCCATATGGTCATTTGATTAATGCTGTTCCCAGCACAGTTACTGTTGGTGCTATTCAACTACAAGGACTCACAGAAGCGGCACAAGATTCACTTGCTCAAGCATTTGAGCAAAATAGTTCAAACTTTTTTGCTAGTTCTGGATCTACTGCATATAATATTGAAATATTATATAATGATAGTGGATTTGGAATGCCGACCGCACCTCCAGGTCTAGTAAATCCATCCGCCACGCAGAGTAATACATTTAGATTTATAAATCGTGGTGTTACTAGTTTTGGTATAGTTGGCAGTAGTGGTCTTCCAAATGGGTTAAGTGGTCCAGTTAAACTTGCTGCTACTACCGATATATCAATTCTACATGATGGATCAAATCCAAACAATATTAATATTAGTTATATTGGTAAGCAATTTAGAGATATTACCATTAAAAATGCTGGATTTAACAATACATACACTCAAGTACCAGTAGATGGAGATATTTATTTTGGTGGTTCTACTGGATTGCCTGGACATATAGCAGCAACACAGGTAGTATCAGCACAATCTAATACAGATAATTTGACTATGTTTGCTGGTAGAGGTATTGGTTTGTGTGGTGGATTGTTGGGCTCTGGAAATGATACACTATTAATATGGAATACTGGTATCAACTTACTTACACCATTCGGATCTGGTGGAAGTAGTTTAGGAGGATTGTCTGGTCCTGTTAATATTAAATCTGGATCTGGTATAGTAATTACTAGACCAAATCCTCAAGATATTCTTATTTCTTCCAATATAGTAGCAGGTTCTGGAACCATAGTTCATGCGCAAGCAGATTATGCATATGAAGATTATTCAACTGCATATAGTGCAGAAGGTGTTACTGGTCTTGTTAATATTACTGGTATAACCGCATATGGATTTGCTTCATCACAGACAACTGGACAAGGAACAAAAGATGGAACAATATATATTGGTCCAACTAGTAAAATATATTTACCAACAGCAAAATTCTTTCCGAATAGATATCCAGCAACAGATCTATATGGTAAGTCATTCCCAAGATCAGAAATAGTATTACCAACTCTGGCAAGAACAAAATCAGATTCTGGTTTGGGCACATATGTTCCATATCCATATCCATTAGGACCATTTGACCGAAGTTCTTTCTTAACCCAAGAATATCCATATCCAGAATACAATAGAGTTGTTGCTGATGTAATTGAAAGTGGTATGACATTGATGTGGGATCTTGGTGGAGGATATATTCCCGCACCATTAAACGGTAATCCAACTAATACACCATGGGCTGGTAGTGGTCTTTGGAGGGCAAATTTTGGTAATGGATATGCTAATATAAATAAAGCAAATTCTGAGCCTGGAAATGTTTTAGTTCTTCAAACTCGTCCTGGAAAGGTCACTAACACTGGTGGTGGTGGACCTCCTGGCGTTCCTGTGGTATTAAATCCATTTAGTGGAAATACTGCATCTAATACTCAAATAAGACTACATGCATTCCCAACATATGAAACTCTTTCTTCTTATCTACAGGTATTAATTGATGGAAAAAGATCAGCAGGAGTTGATCAAACTCAAGTATATGGATGCGTAAATGGTAACTGCGTTGATAATATGGCAGAACCAGGTCTTCCAGGATGTGCTTTACTTGGCACAAACAACGAATTCAATCTTCTAACTCTTCAAGATACAGGAGAATTTGGAGAAAGAATAAGCAAAGATGGTTCTATTATAATGAAAGGAAACATCCTTGCGCATGATAATGTTTATGTGCATAAAGATATATGGTTGAGAGGAAATATATTTGACGCAAGCACGGGTTGCTTGTACACTACTCCAGGTGGTTCTCCTCCAGGTGGTTCTCCTCCAGGTGGAGTAAGTGGAGATTTGATTGTAACTGGCAGTATTTATGTTCATGGAAAGACAGCATTCTTCAATGTAGATAATCTTTCTACTGAGAGTCCTTTAGTTTATATTGGTGGTGCTTCTGGACCGAATGCTGTAGGTCATAATCAATCCTCAAACAACTTTGATAAAGGTTTTATATTATTCCATAGAGATACGGCATATAATAGTCCTATTCAGCAAACTGCTGCTGAAGGTGTAACAAGCGATAAAATAGGATTTTTTGGAATAGATGCATCTGATGGTGGAACACTTAAATACATTAGAAATATTACTAGTATTACAAATAATGTAATTGATGGTGGAGTTCTTGGTCATGCTAAGTTTGAGGCAATTAATAATGTTGGTATTACATCTGATAATGCTACTACCCCTGTTGTATCTCTTAGATCTTCTCAAACAAGTTCACCATCAACCACTACTCCTGTAACAAATGCTAGATTCAGTGGTCAATTTGATATAAGTGGACCAAATTCAGGAATAACGCCAACTATAGTTCTTGGTGCAAATGCAGCACTAAGAGTCGAACCCAATACTAGTGCTATAAACAGAACTGTAGGATTCAAGACTGGTGTTACATTTAATGCAGGAACTAACACAATAACATATTCTGGATCTCCAAATCCATTTATTATCGGATATAATGACTCTGCTGGTCAAGATGGATTTGGAAGATTGATTTCATTTAGAGATCCAGGATACACTGGATTAAACTCTGGTATAACTGGAGGAAATGGAATAGTTGTTGTTGATACTGGTAGATCAGCAAGATCATCAGCAGTTGCAGCAAATGATTCATCATATCACACCAAGACTGTTAATGTTGATTATTTTGAACTACCACAACAAACACTATATAATAAGACACTATCAGAAGGTACAATAATTGATTGTGGAACATATTAAAATTAAAATGTTTATATTATGCCAAGACCAAATCCTATAATTAAATTAAAACGAAACAGCACAGTTACTCCTACGGTATTACAACCAGGAGAACTTGCTGTTTCTTATTTAAATAATAGAATATATGTTGGAGATGACTCAACTACTCCAATTCCAATCGCTGCTCAAGTTAGAAATACTCTTTCTGGTGCATCAGTTGCATCGGATGATAATTTTATAACTACTCAAAGAGCAGTTAGAACTTATATCACTGGTATAGCACCCCCGCCACCAACTTCAGTTAATGGATATGTTTTAGTCAGGGGTGTTGGCGAAAGAATAAGTTTTGGAGCAAATCAAAGAGATTTTGTTGAATTGAGTTTTGATTCGATCTATGATCAAAATCCTGTAGATACTTTTTTTATAACTCCGTTTCAAACTGGTATATATCAAACTAGTGGTTCGACAATGACACTAGCAATTACATATAGTATACACATTCAATCTCCAGATTATGGATGGCCTCCTGGAACACCAATAGACTATGTTTCGTCTGAAGCGAATGCAAATTACACATATAGAAGAAGTGGAATATTTTTAAAACAATATAATTTGTCAACAAGTACAGTAGTATCTACAGAATATTTTGGAATACAATCTCAATATCCTATATTTTGTACGCAACAAATTGAATACAATATTGGAAGAGGATTGCCAACATTACTGAATGGAAGTGCAATTGTAAGAGTTCCACCAAGCACAGGTGCTATTCAATGGGAAGTTGGATTATTTACTGATGTAAGAACAACAGAACCTGCTGGTCAAAATTTATTTGCTGGTGATCCAGATGGAGTATTGTCTGCTAATCTTGGATTTGCAAATGGTGCTGTTGGAATTAATGATCCACAAATGACAAATCAAACATTAGTCGGGCAAGTTGGGGTGAAATTGGAAATGTTAAGATTAGCATAATGGAGTTTAAACAATGGGTGTAAATCCAATTATTAAAATTAAAAAGGGATCAACTAAACCAGCAAACTATTCACAAACTGTACAGAATGGAATAGTTGTTGGTACAACTGGATTAACTGCTGGGGAACTTGGTGTAATTTTAACGCCAGGAAATTATAATTTATATATTGGAAATACTCTTGGGCAAGCAATTACATATGGTTGCGAAATTTCGACTGATGCAACATTAGGTGGTGCGACACCAAGTGATGCAAAAATACCAACACAAAAAGCAATAAAAGACTTTGCATCAACTTTAACATCTGGATCGGCATATCCAGTTCAATCAAGAATTGCGGGAACCAATACCACAGTTTCTCCAACTGGATTAACTGGTGCAACTGGTTATAAAATAACATTCTCTACTGCTGATACTGCAAATTCTAATGGGACGGCATTTTTAACAGCAAATGCTACAAATAATACATTTACAAATAGCACAGGAACTGCCATTACAGTTTTAGTTACATATCAAATTGCTTGGAGTCTTTTTACAGCAACTCAAGCATATGGTAGTAGAAATATTTGTAGAGCAGCATGGATTCAAAAAAATCCAGACTCTACAGTTGTTGATGATTTAAATTCTACAAAATATGGGTTTACAAATACACAACTGCCAATATTAGCAACTGGATTAGCGGGTGCTATGTCTGGATCGCAATCTGGATCTTCTGTTTTTAGACTTGCAAATGGAGAATCCTTTTCTATAATGTGTCGTAACTATGCTCCTACTACTTTCATACAAGGTGGTGGAGATGTTGTTACAACTTCTTTACATGTTCCTACAGGAACGACTCCAGTTACATTGCAATTAAATGCAACTAGATTTTCGGCAATAAAACTATGATAAATTTAAAATATTATAAAATGAAAAATGATGTAAACGATCTGATGTATGGATCAGAACAATCAGCATGTTTTGATATATCTGCGTATATGCCATATCAATCGTCTATAAAAGCAATTACTAAAGATAATAAATTAGTAGAGATGCTTTCCATACAAGATATAGATGGCAAAAATCATATAGAAGTTCCTGCCGAATGGAGAATTTTAATACCTACTGGTATCATATTTGATATTCAAGAAAATTATTCAGTTAGAATATATTCTAGATCTGGATTATCAACAAAAAAAGGATTGAATCTAATAAATTGTGTTGGTATAATAGACTCAGATTATGTTGAGCAAGTATTTGTTCCATTATATAATAATTCACAAGAGAGAATAAAAATATGTAATGGTGACAGAATAGCGCAAGGTGAATTGGTTTCAAATATTAAATTATCTTTTGAATGTTTGAGCGAAAGACCAAATAAGAAAACAGAACGATCTGGTGGATTTGGTTCTACAGGTATATCATGACTAAAACAAAAATTGATGAAATTGTTAATTATCTGATAAAATATGCAGATAATGATGGGATCCCATATATTGTTGGAGATAATTGGGATGAATTTAATAAACAATATAGCAAACAAGAAATAAAAGATGGATTTGCAGAATATGTTTCTAGACATTCTGTGATGTTTCCATTTAGAGAAATACCAAAAGATGATGTTGTTTTTAAATTTAATAATTTAAGAAAAACAGATTTTTCTGAATTTATAATGACTAATACTGGAAATGTCGTTGAAAAATATTCTGATTACAAATATCCATTTAGTAAATATGGTAAATTTGTTATATCTTTTGGGCATTATCATAATGATATTAGCAATTATTTTCAGCAGAGAAATCGTTATGACTGTAGTTCATATTCCTTTGTCTCTCCAAATGAATACTGGTATTCTCCAGATCTTTTAAATAAAATGAATTGGACATTCTGGAGATTAGATAATAGAGGAATAAGTAAAGATAAGATTCGTGGATCTTTTAGACTTGGAGCATATGTTGCAACTCAATTCAAACCACATGTTGCAAAGACAATATATGATTTTGCTTTTTCTAAAATTAGTAGTAAAATAAAATCTATATTAGATTTTAGCATGGGATGGGGGGATAGACTTGCTGGATTTTATGCATCATCTGCATTGACATATATGGGAACAGATCCAAATCCAAATGTGTTTACTGTATATGTAACTCAATGCATTGAATATGAAAAATTACTTTCTGGAAAAGAACCAATAGTAAATAAATTTCAAATTCAAGTCAAGGATCACTACTACGATGCATTTAGAATAGTTGGTTCATCTGGAAAAGAAGTAGTATTTTATAATGCTCCAGCAGAAGATATTCTTCCAACAATTAAATCCAATAAATATGATGTTATATTTACATCGCCTCCATATTTCTCAACAGAATTATATGATGAGGGTGGTGACAGTTGGAAACAATCATGGGCAAGATATCCAGAATATGATAATTGGTGGAATAAGTTTTACAAACCAGTAATTACTGCTTGCTATGAATCATTATCATCTGAAGGAATAATGATGATTAACATCATGGATCCAACAATAAATGGAAAACGATATAGAACATGCGATCAGATGGTAGATCATGTCATTTCCTTGGGTGGAAATTTTGATGGTCAGATAGGAATGAGAATTAAACAAAGACCAAAAAAAATGGACACACAAGCACTTAAGAAACATTTAGATAATACTTTTATAGAGAATATTTGGTGCTTTTCAAAAAAAGGTTTTGACTTATCATATAAAACTGCTACACTTGAACTACTTTTTGGAGAATGACACATGACCCGTGAAGAACTTTTTAAAATACATGAAGAAATGTGTAAGTATGCACTTGAGTTGATGAAAAAGAAAAATGCTGATTATGCTGGTAGCGATGGAGTAAATCCATTTGCTAACTTTAAAAGAGCAGAGGCATTGGGAATTTGTACAACCGAACAAGCATTTCTGGTTAGAATGACTGATAAAATGTCTAGACTTTCATCATATTCAGCAAAGGGAAAACTAGTTGTAGATGATGAAAGTGTTCATGATACTCTTATAGACATGATTAATTATTCTATTTTGCTTGCTGCATATCTAAAATCAAAATAATCATGAAAATTACACAATATAGGATTTATAATCCACTTCCAATTTCTATTCCAAATAAAAAGAGAAAATGGATGGATGAGACTCATGATGCTTTTGCATACAGATGTCTTCCATTGACAGTTGCAAATGGATATGGTTGGACAGTAAACATACCATTTTCTTTTAGTGCAATTTGGAATGGAGGAAGAAATCTAAGTGACATTTCCATAAAACTAAACAGCAATTCTCCATACAATCAGCATATTGTTACATCTCACTTTGGAAGTGGAGTTATTACATTCAGTCTTGGTTTTTTGATACAAACTGAAGAGAATCATAACTTATATGTAAAGGGTCCAGCAAATAATCCAAAGAGAGGAATAACTGCATTAGAGGGAATAGTAGAAACTGATTGGTTACCTTTTACATTTACCATGAATTGGAAAATAACAGAAGAAAACTATGAAGTTAAATTTGAAGAAGGGGAACCAATTTGTACATTCTTTCCTATAGAAAGAGGATATTTAGAACAATGGAAAGCAGAATCACGATCCATAAAGGATAATGAAGAACTACATTCACAGTATGGTCAATGGGCAAATTCAAGACAGCAGTATAATGCTAATTTAAAGACAAATGGAAATAAAGGACAAAGAGATTATCTTCGTGGACAGTATAAAAATGGTACTAAATTTGAAAGACATCAAAATATTATAAAGGCAAGTGAGTTTGAATATATTAATTCATCTCCGATAGAATATGAACCATGTTATGATAATTGTTGCTTGGATCCAAACAAATGAAATTCTACACAAATGTATACTATGATTATTCCAGCATTCTTTATGCTGAAATTGATGATCATGGCAATAAAAAATATCTAGAGAGTCCATTCGTTCAGACAGTATTTTTACCTTCCAAATCAAAAACAGATCAAATTTCAATTTCTGGAGAATATCTCTCGGAATTAAAATTTGATTCATTTGATTCATATAAAGAATTTATCAAAAATTATTCTGAAGTTAAAAATTTTGATATCTATGGAGATATACAAGCAGAGTATCATTTTATACATGAAACATATGGGAGTGATATGCTTTATGATTTTTCAAAGATTGATATAATGTACATAGACATTGAAACAACTTCTGAAAAAGGATGGCCTGTAATTGAAAATCCAGAAGAGAGTATCAATGTAATTTCTATTTCATCCACAAAAACTGGTAAAGCAACTTTTTGTCTTGGTAGATTTAAAACTACACAAGATGTTCGTGTTTTTGAATTTGAAGATGAGAGTGATATGCTGCAAACATTTATTGACTATTTTGCAGCAAATTATCCTGATATTGTATCTGGATGGAACATTAGATTTTTTGATTTTCCTTATCTTATAAATCGAATCAAGGTATTGCTTGGAACAAAAGCAGCAAAGAAATTGTCTCCTTGGGGCAAACTTAAGGATCGTCAAATTACACGCAACTCAGGCAAAGAAGAGCAAGTATATGATATTGTCGGTGTTTCAATGCTTGATTATTATGAAGTGTATCAAACATTTACATATGTAAATCAAGAATCATATGCATTGAACCATATTGCATATGTTGAACTAGGAGAACGAAAGTTATCTTATTCCGAATATGAAAACATTACAGAGTTTTATCGCAAAGACTTTCAAAAGTTTGTTGAGTATAACATCCGAGATGTTGAACTTGTTCAGAAACTTGAAGAAAAACTAAGACTCATTGAACTTGCAGTGGCACTTGCATATTCAGCAGGTGTTAATTTTAGTGATGTATTTTCTCAAGTTCGTACATGGGATGTGATTATCTACAAATATCTTAAAAATCGTGGAATAATGATTCCACCAAAGAGAAAAGGAAGAAAAGATGAGCAGTATGCTGGTGCTTATGTGAAAGAACCAGTTCCAGGAAAATATAATTGGGTTGTTAGTTTTGATTTAAATTCCCTATATCCACATCTTATCATGCAGTATAATATTTCTCCAGAGACTTTGACAGAAGATGGTCTTCGTGGAGTTGTAGCACCAGAAGGAGTTCTTAAAGGTGGAGAAGTCACAACAAAAGCATTAGAAAAATATAAATCAAAGAATCTCTCAGTTGCTGCAAATGGAACTACATACAGAAAAGATATTCGTGGATTCCTTCCAGAACTTATGGATAAGATGTATAAAGATCGTAAGATGTTTAAAAAGAAGATGATTGAATCTGAAAAGAATCTAGAAGACATTAACGCGGAAATGAAGAAAAGAGGTTTATTATGAGTGGATGTCCATTTAGCGGATTTTTTGCAAAACCAGATGAAATAAATGAAGAACAAAAGTTAGATGAAAAACGGATTATTGAAGTTCTGCATGTTCATCCATCGCAAGGAATACGATTAGAAAAAGCAAATAAAAAATTAAAATCAGAAAATGGATCAGATGAAAAATTATGGAACGATCAAGCATACAAATATTGTGGACCATTTACTTCAGCAAATTCTATTGGATGGTGGGTATATCCAGCACTTGATTTTGATGTCACATATCTGGGTGATAAAAAATTTGAATACACTTTTCATGAAAAATATTATGATGATGATGCATGTATCTTTAAAGAACTAAAAGATAAAGATAAAGATGCTAATGTGTTTAATTATGATCGACCACAATCAAAATATGATTTTGGACTTACTGAAATAAACATGTTGCAATTATGGACTGGTAGATCTTTTAGAACTCCAAAAAATTGGTGTTTATTTATAACAAATCCTATAAATTGTTATGAACACCATAATAGACCATGGCACATTCAAAGCGGATTCATAGAATCTGATTGGTTTCCAGGTGACATATGGACCAATATTTTATTTCACAGACCAAATGAAAAATTTGAATTTAGAAAAGATATGTGGCCACCTCTCGCTCAAATAATTCCAATGCATATACATTCTGTTCATGGGGATTGGGAATTAAAAGATACATATCCATCATTTGATAATGAACTTTATTTGCAAAGAAATAAATATTGGTATGAGAAATTTGTAGAAAAGGGAGAGAAGCAACCAAAACATTTTTATAAAGAACGAGCAAAAGTAAGATCTGATGGGAATCCTCTTGCAGAATGACTTATGTTATGGTATAATACACACATGGAAACGAGGAATGTGATTGACCACTACCATTATTGGAAGCATGAAGCAATTATTGCTGATCTTGATGCAAAGCGGAATAATTTTACCGTTATTTGCAGTAATCTATATAATGACTTCAATATTGCTACAGTTATTCGTAATGCGAATGCGTTTCTTGCTAAGAAGGTAGTCTTGTATGGTGCAAAGCAATACGACCGACGAGGAACAGTAGGTACGCATCATTACACACATTTCAAGCATACCAAGTCCCTATCTGAACTTGATGATGAAATCAAGTCTATACGGGATTCCAATGCCAATGTGAAGATCATTGGTATTGACAATATTCCTGGGGCAAGTCCAATCAATAATTATATTTGGGATTCACATACACATCATATTCTTGTCTTTGGACAAGAACAGGTTGGACTTCCCCAGGAACTCATTGACATTTGTGACGACATACTGTATATTAAGCAGTATGGAAGCGTGAGAAGTTTGAATGTGGGAACTGCAAGTGGTATTGCAATGTACGCACTCGCAAGTAATGTGTTTTAATACCCCGTGGTGAAACGGTATCACAGGAGACTTTGGATCTCTTTTTCCTAGTTCGAATCTAGGCGGGGTAGTTCGGGATTGTGGCGGAACAGGCAGACGCAACAGACTTAAAATCTGTCGGTCATTTGACCGTGTGGGTTCGATTCCCACCATTCCCATTATGTCAGAAGATCAATTAAATTTAGAACAAATCAAAAACGAATTACGAATTCCAACTTGGGATCATCCTAGTTGGCAGCGATTACATAATCGAATATATGTAAATAGAAGTGAAGTTGAATCTAGAGTTAGAGAGTTGGAATCTTATATTGAGCAATTAGTAAATGAAAATAATTTATTAAAACAAAAATTATTTACTGCAAATAGTGATATTGCTGCACTTGAATTTCAATTGCGCGGAAGATGACACCATAGTGGCGGAACTGGCAGACGCGGCGGATTCAAAATCCGTTGCCTTACGGCATGTGGGTTCGATTCCCACCTTTGGTATTATGAATAAGAAACCTACAAAGCAAGAACTCATCGACCATGTTGAATCACTTGTTGCAAAGTGTGAGGAACTGACCCGTGAGCGTGATGAAGCACGGCGTGAGGTCTGTGGCTTTCATCATCTGACGGGATTCCTAGCAGGAGACTATGCCATCTCCCGTGGTTGGGATTGCTACGAGAATTATTCGGGAGAAGGATTTCCACAATCGGTCAAGGAATTCAAGGAGTTCCTAAAGGCTAGTTCAGAGGAAGATCTCAAAACTATTGAGCGACTTTGGGAAGAGAACAGGCAACTGAGGGAGAACAAGAATGACTGAAGCACAAAAGCAAAAAGAAATGAGCAATCTAAAGTTCCTCATCCATGTCGATTCTGACTATACAGGGGATGACGAGGAGGAGATCAGTAAGTTGTCTGAACTCTTCAAGCAGCAATGGGAAAGTGGAACAATCGTCATGCCAAAGTATGTGTGTCGCGTAGTGGTTCTCGACTACTATGGGGTAATGCGCTACGAATGGACTCGACCTTCTTGTATCGTCTTTAATTGTCCTGAGAAGAAGAAGGGATGGTTTTAATGTACGGAATTATCACAGAGACTAAACAGTTTGTAATGGATAATATTAAGGACTCTTCGGGTGAAGCCCGCAAGGGTCTTTTGCTATTCAAAAAGAAAACAAATGCTGTTGCTGCAGCAGAAGAATTAAATGAACTTCGCAAGAGAATGAAAGCATCTCAATGTTATTCAGTGCAGAAGATAACCGTTGACGATGTTCCATCTTACGGTATAATTATAGATGGAGTGTGGAAACAAAAACTATGAAAGACCTATCTAAATTATCAAATGCAGAATTGATTGAGTTGAAGAAGCAAACAGAGAATGATATTTCTAAGTATCATAACTTTCAACTTGTAAGAAAGATTCAACTAAATTCTGCATATGGTGCGATAGGCAATCAATACTTTAGATATTATTCAACTGAACTCGCAGAGGCAATTACTCTGTCGGGTCAGTTGTCAATTCAATGGATTGGTCAGGAACTTAATAAGTATCTTAACAAAGCAGTAGGAACTAATGATGTTGATTATGTTATCGCATCAGATACAGACTCTGTTTATCTTTGTTTGAATGGTCTTGTTGAGAAGGTATATCCATCTGTTTCGATGTTTGATGGTGAAACAAAAGTATCAAAACCAGAAACAAAAACAATTGTTGATTTTTTGAACAAAGCAGCAGAGGAAATTATACTACCGTTCATTGATAAGAAGTTTAAAGAACTTGCAACAAAGATGAATGCATACGAAAACCGTATGCAGATGGGCAGAGAGGTCATTGCTGACCGTGGAATATGGACTGCAAAGAAAAGATACATGCTCAATGTGCTTGACTCTGAAGGCGTTCGTTATAATGAACCAAAACTCAAGATTAAGGGCATTGAAACAACACGCAGTTCAACTCCTGAGTTTGTTCGTAAACATTTGAAGACAGCAATCAATATCACCATGAATGGCACTGAGAGTGAACTGATTGATTTTGTTGAGAAGTGCAGGGAAGAATTCTATGCACTACCTCCAGATCAAATGGCATTTCCTCGCAGTGTTAATGGCATGAAGAAATATTTTGATGCTAATACAATATATAAGAAGTCAACACCCATTGCAGTCAAGGGTGCTTTGATCTACAATCATTATCTTGATAAACTTAAGTTGGGAAAGAAGTACAAGAAGATTGGAGAGGGGGATAAAATCAAATATCTTATTCTCAAGAAACCAAATCCTCTTGGTGGATCACGGGGAGAAGATCAGGTAATTTCTTTTCCAAATACTCTTCCCAAAGAATTTGATCTAAAAGATTATATTGATTCTAAAGTTCAATTTGAGAAATCTTTTATTGATCCTCTGACAACTATTCTAGATACTATTGGGTGGTCAACAGAGCGAAAGTCTACACTAGAAAACCTATTTGGTTGAAAGGAATATTATGAGTGATTTTTTATCGTCAATGGTTAAATCTTCTGGAAATAAATACGCATCGCTAGTAGCAGATGGGTTAGATGGATCAGATGTCAATGGATTCGTTAATACTGGTTGTTATATTTTTAATGGTCTATTATCTGCAAGCATTTATGGTGGTCTTCCCAACAATAAAATTCTTGCTCTTGCTGGAGAGTCTTCTACTGGTAAGACTTATTTTACTCTTGGTATTGTCTCTAAGTTTTTGACTGACAATCCTGATGCTGTCGTTCTTTATTTTGACTCAGAACAAGCAGTTACATCAGAGATGTTCAAGAAGCGTGGTATTGATCCAAAGCGTGTAGCAGTATTTCCCGTGGCGACAATTGAAGAGTTTCGTCATCAAGCAATTACAATTGTTGATAAGTATCTTGAACTTGCAGAGGAAGATCGTAAACCAACAATGATTGTTCTTGATTCTCTTGGTATGTTGTCAACATCTAAAGAGATGAATGATACTGCTGAAGGCAAGGAAACACGCGACATGACTCGCGCGCAAATTGTCAAGTCAACATTTCGTGTACTTACAGTTAAGTTGGGTATCGCAAAGATTCCAATGATTATGACTAATCACACTTATCAAGTCGTTGGTGCATATGTTCCAATGTCAGAGATGGGTGGTGGTACTGGTCTTAAGTATGCAGCATCAACTATTGTATATCTTTCAAAGAAGAAAGATAAAAATGCTGATGGTGAAGTTATTGGCAATATTATCCATGCTAAACTATACAAGGGAAGATTTACTAAGGAAAATAGTATGGTAGATCTGCGCTTGAATTACGATAGCGGTCTTGATCCTTATTATGGTCTTGTAGATATTGCTGTTGAGAGTGGAATCTTTAAAAAGAATTCTACTCGTATTGAACTACCTGACGGATCAAAAGTGTTTGAAAAAACAATCTATGATAATCCTGAAAAATATTTCACAAAGGATGTCCTTGACCAGATTGAAAAGGCAGTGTACAATAAGTTTAGTTATGGTGGTGAACAAACACCAGAGGATGAAGAATGACAGACATCGAAAAACTGATACTTCACAATCTAATTAAAAACGAAACTTATTCTCGAAAAGCAACTCCCTTTATCAAAAGGGAGTATTTTCATGACAGAGCATTACGATTTGTTTTTGAAACCATTCATGATTTTATAATCAAGTATAATAATCTTCCAACAAAAGAAGCACTATATATTATACTTGACAAAAATAAAAGCATAACACAGGAGGAAATGAAGCGTGTCTCAACGATCATTGAAGAAATATCAAATCATAAAGAGACATGTGATAATGAATGGTTGCTCAATGAAACAGAAAATTTCTGTAAAGAAAAAGCAGTCTATAATGCAATTATGGAATCCATTCAAATTATTGATGGCAAGTCTCAACAAGCGCAAGGTTCAATTCCTGATATTTTATCAAAGGCACTTGCTGTCTCTTTTGATGTTCATATTGGTCATGATTACATAGAAGACTATGAAAAGCGTTTTGATTTTTATCATGCTGTAGAGAAGCGTATACCATTTGATCTTGATTTTTTCAATCAGATTACAAATGGTGGAACTCCTACTAAAACTTTAAATATTGTAATGGCAGGAACTGGTGTTGGTAAGTCTATGTTCCTTTGCCATCACGCAGCAAATTGTTTGAAACAAAATCAAAATGTTCTATACATTACTTGTGAGATGGCAGAAGAAAGAATTGCAGAAAGAATTGATGCAAATCTTCTTGATGTTACTCTTGATAATTTGCGACAACTGCCAAAGTCTGTATATGAAAAGAAGATGAATAATCTAAGTGCTGGTGTAAAGGGTAAACTTATTATTAAAGAGTATCCAACTGCGACAGCAAATGTTAATCATTTTAGATTTCTTCTAGATGAACTTGCACTTAAGCGTAAGTTTAAACCTGATATTATATTTGTTGATTATCTTAATATTTGTGCTTCCGCACGCTTAAAGAATGGAAATAATGTAAATTCATACATGTATGTCAAATCAATTGCAGAGGAACTTCGTGGTCTTGCAGTTGAATATGGCGTTCCTCTCTTTAGTGCCACACAGACAACACGATCAGGATATTCGAGCACCGATGTTGGTCTTGAAGATACATCAGAATCATTTGGTCTTCCTGCAACTGCTGATTTTATGTTTGCATTGATTACAACAGATGAACTTGCAGAACTTAATCAAATAATGGTAAAACAATTAAAAAACAGATATAACGATACAGCAGCAAATCGTAAATTTATTCTCGGAATTAATCGTGCAAAGATGAAAGTATTTGATGTTAAAAAAGAAGAAGCAGCAATTATTCCTGCTTCAAATAAACAAACATTACAGCAAACTTCACAAATTAAAACAACTACAAAAACAAGTGTTGATAACTGGAAATTTTAATGTCTTTGTATGTAGATAAAAAATATGTAAATTTGGTTTCTTCTTCTCTTGAAAAATTCAAGTGGAAAAAAGTAAATCTTGCTAATTGCAGATGTCCAATTTGTGGAGATTCCGAATTAAATAAAAATAAAGCAAGAGGATATTTTTTTAGCAATACCGATAGTTATTTTTATAAATGCCATAACTGTGGTGTATCTTATAATATTTATAAATTTTTAGAAATTGTTTCGCCAATGTTATTTAAAGAATATTGTCTGGAAACATTCAAAGAAAAAAACACTATAATTGAGGAAACAAATATAGAGGAATCCTATACTATAGTTTCTTCCAATCCTCCATATCAGATGATTGAAGAATTGCCACCAGATCATGTTGCAATTAAATTTCTTAAAGATAGAAAAATTCCAGAAGATAAATGGGATAAATTTGGGTTCACAAAACAGTTTGGTATTTTTGCTGAAAAATTTAATTCTGAATATAAAAATTTACTACAAGAAGATGAAAGAATAATCATTCCGATTTTTGATGAACACAATCAATGTATTGGCGTACAAGGAAGATCTGTGGGAAATATAAAACCAAAATATATAACCCTAAAGAAAACTGATAAAATAAAATTAACATATGGATTGGATACAATAGATAAAAGCAAACGCATATATGTTGTTGAAGGTCCAATAGACAGTTTATTTTTACCAAATTCAATTGCATGTCTTGGAATTGGAAATTTCTTAGAGATCAGGAAAACATTTATAAATCAAGATCTTGTCTTTGTTGTTGACAATGAACCAAGAAGTAGAACAGTTTCAAATATTATTAAGTCTTTAATTGAATCTGGTGAAAAAATTTGTATATTTCCAAATGATATAAAAGAAAAAGATATAAATGATATGGTGTTGTCTGGATTAAATCCTTGTGATATAATTGAAGCAAACATATTTAGTGGAGCAGCAGCATTACTAGCATTTAATTCATGGAGAAAATGTCAATGAAAATTCCAGAAAAAGATTATAATTTATTGGTTGGTCTTGTAGAGTTTCATTTTAAATTTGCTGAATATATTAGAGAACAAGATCAAGAGATGTTTTTTCGTGCAGTAGATTATGCCCGAACATACACCGAAACAAAAGGTGTAGCATTTGAATATTGGCATGAAAATAACAAGCAATTTCTTCAAGAGTTATATGAAACACTTTTAAAAAATAAAACTAACTATGAAAAATTTATAGATTCTCGTATTTCTCTAGGTGATGATGAAGAGACAGCAAATAATAAGTGGATCAAGAAGAAGAAAACAAATAAAGAAGATTTGTATTGTATTAAAAATTATGTAGAAAATTTCATTCGGCACTCGAAGGAATTAGATTATAATTCTTTTGATGAAGATGACTGGGAATATTTTTTCAATATTTGCAAATTTATAAAGAATGATGGATTTATCAACTTTAGTAAAAAATTAGTTGAGAATATGTTTGGTGCAGATAGCGATATGCTAAAGAGGTTTAATGATGGAAAATAGAGTTCTTGTTCTTGATACTGGATTTGTGGAATATGTAGATCATATGGGATGTGATCTAACAATTGTAAATGCCGCTAGAGTTTCTTTTAATAAAGAAAGCGAATGGGAAGAAATAGATCACGAAGGAGTTGGTCATCTTACTGCAAAAGATTCAAAATTAATTAACTATCTTGCAGAACATAACCACTGGACACCATTTGCACATCCACAAATTACTCTACGAATTAAAGCACCAATTTCAATTCGAACACAGTTGTTTAAACATAAGGTTGGTTTTGTAGAAAATGAAATTTCAAGAAGATATGTTTCGTATACTCCTGATGTCTATAGACCATTTTGGAGAGAAAAACCAACAGGAAATGCAAAACAAGGTTCTGAAGATTTTGTGAAAGATGAACAAAATAAGATGCATTATCAAAGAACATATCAGAATGCAGTCGATGCGTGTATAGATGTCTATAATTCTCTTATAGATAAAGGAGTCGCCCCAGAACAAGCAAGATTTGTTCTTCCACAGGGAACCTATACTGAATGGTGGTGGACAGGATCGCTTGCTGCGTATGCAAGGGTCTACAGACAAAGATCTGATCCACACGCACAGTGGGAGGTTAGAGAATATGCAAAAGCAATTGGTAAAATTATTGAATCTCTTTTCCCTGAATCGTGGTATGTGCTGACAAAGGAGACTACATGAAAGATTTGCCTTCTGATTATCAGAAATTTATTCACACCTCTAGATATGCTCGTTGGTTAGAAAAGGAAAAAAGACGAGAAACTTGGGGAGAAACTGTAAAGCGATATTTTGATTTTTTTGAGTCACATCTCAAGGAAAATAAAAATTATACTGTTACTCCAGAACTTCGTTGTGAATTAGAAGATGCTGTATTGAATCTAGAAATAATGCCAAGTATGAGAGCATTAATGACTGCTGGTGAAGCACTTAAACGAGATAATACAGCGGGATATAATTGTTCTTATGTTGCTGTGAATAGAATTAGAGCATTTGATGAAATACTTTATATCTTGATGTGTGGTACTGGAGTAGGATTTAGTGTGGAGCGTCAATATGTTGAAAAACTTCCAACAATTGCTGAACAGTTTACGGATTCTGACACCACGATCATTGTGGAAGATAGCAAGACTGGTTGGGCTAAGGCTTATAAAGAACTTATCTCCTTACTCATTGGAGGTCAGATTCCAAAATGGGATGTATCAAAAGTTCGTCCTGCTGGGGCCCGCCTCAAAACATTCGGTGGTAGAGCGTCTGGACCAAGACCGCTTGAGGATTTATTTAAATTCACCGTTGATACTTTTAAGAGAGCAGCAGGGAGAAAACTTACATCAATTGAATGTCACGATATCGTATGCAAAGTTGCAGAAATTGTCGTGGTTGGAGGAGTCCGTAGATCTGCTCTTATTAGTCTCTCCAATCTTACAGATGAAAGAATGCGAGATGCCAAGTCGGGAGCGTGGTGGAATGATAATCCACAGCGCGCACTTGCAAACAACTCAGTTGCCTACAAAGAAAAACCAGAAATAGGAGTATTCATGGATGAGTGGGTGGCATTATATAAATCAAAGAGTGGAGAACGCGGTATATTCAATCGTGATGCTTGCCGTAGAACAGTGGATAAACTTGGAGATCGCCGCAATTCAACTTATGAGTTTGGCACAAATCCTTGCAGTGAAATTATTTTACGCGACCGTGAATTTTGCAATCTCACTGAGGTTGTAGTTAGAGTAGAAGACAATGCTAAATCACTTCGCCGTAAAGTTCGTCTTGCTACTATTCTAGGAACATGGCAAGCATCTCTTACTCATTTTCCATATCTTTCATCTGATTGGAAAAAGAATTGCCAAGAAGAAGCATTGCTTGGAGTTTCATTGACGGGAATTATGGACAATCCTATTATGCGAGGAAGAATTTCAGAAGAACTAAAAGATACACTTCTAGATCTTAAACAAATTGCTATTGATACTAACAAAGAATGGGCAGGAAAAATTGGAATTAATCCAGCAGCAGCAATTACTTGTGTAAAACCATCAGGAACAGTATCACAATTGACAGATGCAGCATCTGGCATTCATGCTCGCCATAATGAATATTATATTCGCACAGTTCGTGCAGATCGTAAAGATCCGTTGTGTCAGATGATGGTTGATATGGGATTCCCCGTTGAACCATGTGTAATGAAACCAGATCATACTATGGTCTTCTCGTTCCCGATGAAAGCAGAGGGTTCCGTTACTCGTAACGACATGACAGCAATTCAACATCTCGAATTGTGGTTGGCATATCAGCGTTATTGGTGTGAACATAAACCATCGATAACTGTCACTGTAAAGGAACACGAATGGATGGAAGTTGGAGCATGGGTATATAAGCATTTCGATGAAATCAGTGGTATTTCATTCCTCCCACACTCTGACCATTCATATCGTCAAGCACCATATCAGGATTGCACTAAAGAAGAATATCTTAAGGCATTGGAGAAGATGCCTAAGAATGTAGATTGGGGTTTAATAATTAATTATGAGAAAGAAGACAAGACAGTTGGAACACAGACATTCGCTTGTAGCGGAGATAAGTGTGAACTGGTAGATTTAACTAATTAAGGAGTATAAATGAAAAATTCAATTAAGACAGCGTTAGTAGCATTTGTAGCACTTTTCACAAACACTTTTGTTGTTGCGCAGGAAGTTCAACCAACAAAGTGTGATACATTCAAGATGAATCTTGTGGAGAATGTATCTTTTTATAATTTTGATAATGGTCAAATTGTTCAATGGAACACGAACCTTGATTTTAAACTAGATGATAACATTAAGGTAGATGTTGCACTTCCAGTCTATAATCAAGCAACTTTTATTAATTCTGCAACTGGAGTTGGCGATGTTGATGTAACTTTTACTCTTCAAAATGTTGCAACATTTGGTAAACTTTCTGTGGATCTAATTGCTGGTGTTGGAATTCCTCTCGGCGGGGATTACTCATCAAGCGAAACAGTCTTTACTTTTGGTGGAAACATCGGATATGAATGGGATTCGTTCTCACTTTCACAGACTGTAAAGTATGATCTTGTTGATGATTACACTTATGTTCCAGTCCTTGGTGGATTTGTTTCTGACAATATTTTTGAAGGAATCACTACCCTGAAGTACAAGGCGAGTGATGTATTCACTGTAGCAGCAAATGTTGGTCAATATTACACTGATGGCGAAAGCACAATCACTGCAGGTCCAGCAGTTGCATACAAACTAGCAAATAATATTGATCTTCATGGTGGAGTTGACTTCATTCTTAATGATGATCTAGATGCTGAGGATATGGACACTGTAGTTTCTTTCGGTGTCGGATTTAAGTTCTAATTAACTAAACCCCAGTCACATTTAATGAAAACCCTCACGAAAGTGGGGGTTTTCTTTATACATACTATTATAAAAGGGGATTGTATGTGCAAAGATTCAAAAAAGAAAAGAAAAGTTCTTTTCATTATTAAAGAAAGATATACCTATGGGCAAATAACCAAGGCATATGGTCTTTATAATTCTTGCGATTTTATTTCTAGAAAATTAAATGAAATTGGAATTGAATCTAAGGTAGTACAAGTAGTAGATAATAACTGTATCGATAGGGAAGTTTCTATATTTAAACCAACTGATGTTTTTATTGAAGCATTGTGGGTTGTTCCTGATAAATTTAAGATTTTATCAAAACTACATCCTAAAGTTAAATGGCACATTCGATTACATTCTAAAACACCATTTATTGCAACTGAATCTATAACTTTTAGTTGGTTAAATCAATATATTAATTTAAAATGCCAAGGTATTGATATAGAACTTACTGCAAATAGTCAAGAATTTTGTAATAATTTAATGCAAGTATATAATCATCATATTTCATATACTCCAAACATTTATTATCCAAGTGACAAAATTGGATGCAATGTTCCAAATTTAAGACTGAATGATAATGAAATTCATATTGGAATTTTTGGTGCATTAAGACCATTGAAGAACCATCTACAGCAAGCAATATGGTCTTTAGAATTTGCAAGAACTATTAATAAAAAAGCAGTAGTGCATATAAATGTAAGTGAACATGAATCATATGCAAGTTCTCACGGTGTTGGAAATATTTTAACAAATATTAGAAATTTATTTAATAGTCCAGGGTGCAACGGTAGATTAGTTGAACATCCTTGGTATCCGCACGATGATTTTTTAGGTATTGTTAAACAAATGGATTTGGGAATGCAAGTTTCATTTAGCGAGACATTCAATATAACTGCTGCTGATTTTGTGTATGTTAATGTTCCAATTGTGGTGTCAAGTGAAATACCATTTATAAATCCTCTTTGCAAGATTAATACAAATTCCTCAGAAGAAGCATTAAATGCAATGAAAATTGCAATTACATTTTCTAAGTTTGGACTTAATAAAATTAATAAAATGTTATTAAATAAATGGAATGAAAAAGCACTGAAGCAATGGAACAAAGTTTTGCAGTTTAAGGATAGATGATGTACGAATATATAATTAAAGATGTACTTAAAGTGATAGATGGAGATACAGTTGATCTCTTATTCGACTTGGGTTTTAATGTTTTTCATAAAGAGAGAATAAGACTTGCTGGTATTGACACACCAGAATCAAATAGTAAAGATTTACAGGAAAGAATTTTAGCAGAAGATGCAAAAACTTTTCTTTCTGTTTGGTTAGTCAATCAAAATCAATTAAAAATTAAAACCACAAAAGACGACAAGTATGGAAGAATGCTTGGAGAAATTTATGGCGACAACAATATTTGCATTAACAAGTTACTGATTGATAATGGTTATGCTTGGGAGTATAACGGTGATGCAAAAAATAAAGATTTTAAGTTATTATTAGAAAAAAGGAAATCACATGAAAATTAAAAATTTATTTAGTTTATTATTTACATTTATTATTTCATTTTCAGCGTTAGCGCAAACAGTGCCAGGTACGACACCAACTACAAGTCCAGTAAATTCAGCTCCAGTGCCACCAACAAAGGTTTCTCAACCAGATGGGACAATTCAGTTGGTTCCTGTGCCACCAGCATTTGTATATACTCCATACTTCATTGATCCTGCGATCAAGTATCGTCTGTTTTTGGAGTCGGGATGGGCGCAAGTTGCATGGAATGGTGGAGTGAAGAACGGACAGTATGGTTTCAAGGACTCAATCATCACGGCAAACATTCTTGCGATGCCACTGACTCCTCCACCAATGACGATGACTCTTAATGGAGTTCAGAGACAGGTATACAAATGGAGCGTGTATCGCAGTTCTGATGTGGTTGTTCAGTACGATCATACTCGTCTTGAACTGTTGCCCGTTGGAGCAAATGGAATTGGATTTGATCCTGCTGTAATGGATGCAAGCAAAACAAAAATTACGCCACTTGGTGATGGTTTGGTTCTATATCACGCACAGATTCTTCCTGCACCAGAACTCCGTACACCAGCACTCAAACCACAATATTACCAATGGAATTTTGATGGATACTTATGGCAGGGTGGATATCGCTTGTTAGGTACTCTGCAATTCAAAGTCAAGGATGACTATTATCTTCCTACTTGGGGATCGCAAAGAGCGTTCATTCGTATTCTTCCTCTCACAACATATCAAGGCACAACCATCACAACCAAAGTTGATGGTAGTCCAACTGTTGGTACAAATGTGCTTGGTGAAACACGATCCGAGGGTGAGCAGATTATGTTCGGTGCTCCACCCATATACAAAGTTGCGCATTATCTGACTGCACCAGTGACCAAGTTCAAGGCAGGAGATACTGTTCCTGTAAAGATAATGGTCAAACCAGAGACTAAACCACAGTATATTGCTTCTGTTGCTACCAGTTTTGTATGGGACAATACGGTTCTTGAACTCGTAAGTATTGACAAGACAGGAGCACCTAAAAGCATGGAAAATGGATTCCCGCTTGTGGGTCCAACTGCAATCAATGAAGCAGCACTACCCAAAGATGGAAATGCCATGCACAACTGGTTGTGCCAACTTGGAGACAGATCGTATAGAACTGGAGAGGTGTTGATCGTTACATTGAATTTCAAGGTACTAAATGACTTCAACACTACCAAGATTGATATCGTAAAGAAGAACGATCCTCGTCTTGCTGGACTTTGGGTATCTGACGAATCACAACCACTAGGAAGCAATATTCCTGGGTCGAGTGTTCTTGGAACACAAAGTGGTGTAACTATAAATGGTACATTACCATAAGGAGATAAAATGGATATTCCAGATTTAGAAATACCAGATTTAGAATTAGAAGATTATAAAGAACCAGAATCGGTACAGGAAGAGATTGCTGATGAAAGTGGTGGATCTCATGTGTTTGCTTGGATAGGATCTGGTCAAGGTGGTGGAAGACTTGCGAAAGCATTCTATGATCGTGGTTATAAAAAATGCATTGCAGTGAATACATCAAAACAAGATCTTGCGCTTCTTGATATTCCAGATATACAAAAACTTCTTCTTGATATAGGAGAAGAGGGTGCTGGTAAAGATATGGAGCGCGGGGCAAATGCTGCAATTAAATATAAGCAAGAGATATTTGATATGATGCGTAGAGTCTATGGCACTAAGATAGATCATATAATGGTTTGTATAGGTGCTGGTGGTGGTAGTGGTTCTGGATCTTCGTTAGTTCTTGTTGATATTGCTAAAAAATATATGAAATTTATAGGGCATGATAGACCAGAAGAGCGTGTCGGAGTTATTATGTCACTTCCAACTAGAGGAGAAGCAACATCTCCAAAAGTTTCATATAATGCATATAGAGTATTAAAGCAAATTGGTGGACAAGCAGAACGAAAAGAAATATCTCCACTTGTTATACTTGATAATGCCAGAATTGAAAAAATGTATACAAATCTTACAGTAAAAGAATTCTGGTCAACAATCAATAATACAGTTTCTGGATTATTTCATATCTTTAATGTGCTGTCAAAACATCCATCACAATATACATCTTTTGATCCTACTGATTACGCAACAACTATTCGTTGTGGTGGGGTGATGGTTATGGGAGTTTCTAAATTAAATATACAAGAAAATAAACCAGCACCAAAATCTGCTAATGAGACAGAAATTTCAAAATCAGTAAAAAGTAATATGGATAAAACTCTTCTTGCTGAACTTGATATATCAGAAGCAACTTTTGCTGCATGTTGCGCAGTTGGTGGAAAAGCAATCATGGAAAATACACCAGGATTGATGGATAACCTATCTTATGGATTTGACACCCTATCGTCATTATGTCCAAAGGCAACCCTTCACAGAGGCATATACGAGGATGATAAACCATCATTGAGATTGTACACACTAGTTTCTGGTCTTAAAGTTCCAATTAAACGATTAGAACAATTAAAGATGAATATAAGTGAAAAATATTTTGATGAAAAACATCCATTTGAGTGATAAAAAAGGGGTCGAAAGACCCCTTTTTCTTTCCTAAATAGTCATATGCATATAGCAGGAATAGATTACTCTCTGAATGGTCCAGCAATTTGTGTATTCAATACAAATAATAAATTTAATTTTAATAATTGTTCTTTTTACTATTTAACAGATACAAAAAAATATGCTACTACTTTTCATGGAAATATACACGGGGAGTTGTTTGATGATTATGACGGAGATTGTGAAAGATATGGATCAATATCTGATTGGGTGATGAGAACCGCTATAGGTTGCTCACGAATTGCTCTAGAGGGTTATGCTTATAATGCAACTGGTAGAGTATTTAATATTGCTGAAAATACTGGAGTATTAAAATATAAACTCTATCAAGCATCAATACCAGTTGATATAATAGAACCAACAGTTGTAAAGAAATTGGCAACTGGAAAAGGAAATGCAGATAAGCAAATGATGTTTAATTCATTTTATAAAGAAACTGGCATGGATTTGCAAACAATGATAACACCAAATAAAACTTTGATTGGAAGTCCAGTCAGTGATATAGTAGATTGTTTTTATATATGCAAACAATTATATCATGAGATTCTTGGAGTTTAAAAACGATTCAACGATGTTTCTTTTTCTTCTCATTGGACCAGAGCGAGTATAACGCTTCTGTGCTTCAACAGGAACTGCAACATCTTTTGGTCCACCAAGTCCTGCAAGACCAGCACCAGATCCAACTGCCATTTCTTCTTTAATATTTTCGGTATGATCAACGAAAGGAACTTCTGGATGAGGTACTTCGCGTTCTTTTGTGAACCCTCTTTCTACACCTCTTCTGCGATTTCTTGCACTGAATCCAGATATTCCCTCTCTTGTAAGTTTTGCAAGACGACCAATAATTCCACGAATTAAACCTGGTTTTGGTTTTGCAAATGCCGATACAACGCCTTCATGTTCCCCACCACCATGAACTTGAATTGGTGCTGTGTGTCCATGTGCTTTGAATTGATCCAGCATTTGATGTTTTGCATCAGCAACATGTTGCATTGATTGGAACATTGCTGATATTTTGTTACCATGTTGATTGATATGATCTTCTATTTCTTTTACAAGTGCTGCTTTGCTCTTATCTGATTTATTTCTTTGAGTTGCTTTTTCCATGTAACCATATGATGTTTTTGCACCTATGATTGGTCTATGAAGATATGTTTTTAAAGATTCAAGATCTCTTTTACCTGTTGTTGCAACCACTTCATTCGTATACTCTTGCATAAACTTTTGCATATTTTTGTTATTTGCAAGTGAATTTGTATATTCTTGAACTTCGGGAGTCATCAATTCTCTTGCTTTTGCAAGTGATTCCCCGACTGCCTTGTTTCGTTCTCTGGTAAGCATGACTTGACCAGGTTTGATTTGTAGATCGGGTGCAAATACTTTTGGATGTTGAATTTGCGAAACATCTGGTGCATTCGTGATTCTATTTAATGTTCCATCGTGATCCATTTCATATTGACTATGAACAGCAATACCAACATCATGATGAGTTGGTTTATATGGAATAGTATTTGGTTTAATATGTGTTCCATCGTGAATTTCTTTATCACGATTAGTCCATAGTAGATCGCCTTGAAATACATGACCTGGTTTGATGTTCATTTCTGTTACATATTTTAACAATTTTTTACCAGCTTCTGCCCAAGGCACTCCTGCTGCATCTATTTCTTCTGGTGTGTGGAAATGATTCTTTGCACTTTTATATGCAACAAAGTGTCTACCATCATGTTTTTTACCAAAGGTTAAACTAGTCTCTCCATCTATTTTCCAGGACACGGTGTGTCCTGGTGTTTCATGACCATTCATAAATTTATGCATTGCTTCTGCGTGTTCTAGATCTTCCATAGAATTGCCATACAGTTTCCAATCAGAAATGTGTGTCATATGGCCAGTAGTTTCTGCTTCTGTTGCTTCTGTTATGTAATTAACTTTTCTTATAAGATCTATAACATGTATCATTTTAATTCTCTTAATATTTTATCAATCCTATGGTCAGTGTTTATTGTGTTTATGTCTACTTCTGGAATATATTTTGGTAAATATTGAAGATATGCTAAAAATGATTTTAAATAGGAGTGAAGATCTTTGTGTATTTTATAAAATAAAATTCTTGTACATGCTTCAGCACCAAATACATTTTGCAATATTATTATGTGATTTAATATTAATCTTTCCTTTAAATCGTGATTTTTTTTATACTTTATAAGCAATCGTTTAACATATTTAATTCTATTCATATCATCATAGAATTCATGTAATCCGATTGAAGATGTACTGTTATACATCTTCATTGCATATAGTATAAAATTATCACTATTTAACTTTAACATTTATCAGCACTTTTTTGACTTTTTTGATGCTTTCATTTTTTTCTCTTTTAGCATCTTCTTTGCTTTTTCTATTCTTTTTTTCTTCTTTATTTTATATTCCACTGCTTCGGCAATTGTTGAATCTGCGGGTTCTAGTTTACCATTTAAAGAATAACCATATTCATTTTTTCCCATGTTTATGGTTAATTTATATTTTGGTAAATCCTGACCACGATCAAATCCTGCCATTAAATTTGTAGTTGGAGTTACACCAAATACATCTCCATGACTTACACTATATGTATTTGATGGAGTTACTTCTGTATTGTTATCAAATGGAAAATCTAAATTCATATGATTTAATTTTACTTTTAATTCAGCGATTGTAGCGTGTGGATTTAGAACGCCTTTTGCTAAATGGTTGTTTATTAATGAATTGATTCTGTGTAATCCCTCACTTGTGAGTGGATTCATTCTATCCTTTCCCTGTACTGATTCTGCATCAACTGGGGAGAATACGCTTGTATATTCTGTTTGTCTTGACATGATTTATCCTTTATTTTTTCTTATTTTTCTTTCCATGTTTTTTGACCCATTCAATATAAGTGGCAAGTCTATATTCTGCATTTTCTATAGTATCTCCATCTCTGACTACTCTGACCTTGCCTCTTAATTGTTTTCTTGTCTTATCTCTATTTTTTATCATAGACCTAGACATTTTGCCTTTATGCTCTTGATTTACAACTTCTTCGGTTAAATTATTTGCTTTTGGTTTTGGTTTTATAATTTTAGGATTTGGTTTTGGTGTTGGTTTATCTTTGCCACAACCACATCCTTCTGTTAAAAACTTATCTTTTACTTTGGTTTGAATGTGATTTAAATTTTCGGTCATCCATCCTCCACCTTTCTTTTTGTACCATTTTGCTGCCCATCCATTTGCATATGCTGATGGATATACATCAAACTTTTGACGAGCAAGTGCTTTTGCTTTTGACCATAGTTTTTTATTTGTTGGTTTATTTTTTTCTAAAAGTAATTGTCCAGTCATTTCTGTTGATTCGTTTGTGCCACAACGACATCCCCAGACTCGTAAAGCAGCGTTTATTTTTGATTTGGGGTCATTTGCAGTTTTTGAACTTGTTCTTCTTTTCTTCATTCCACACATACGAGCACAGAATGACTTTCTACGCTTTTGTGTTTTACCAGAAAGTTTACCAAATCCACCTTTGCGTTTTGCTTCATCCTTGGTTTCAATGCCAGCATGAATTCCTTGTCTGCGTGCTTCTGCGCGAGAAAGACCACCTTCTGGATGGTTCTTTCCTTTCTTGAATCCTTTGTATGGTTTTTCTTTCTTTGCCTCTGCCAATAGTTGTTTTAATTGTTCAAACATTTCTCGTATTCCTCTAAAATCTATTAATCTCTGAAGTGTGTTTATATGCTCTGGACGCATAAAAGCGTAATTGCTTGTCATTATACCTGTTATCTTTCTAACATCCTGCTCTTCTGGTCTATCTCCATGGTATGATCTATGACCACCAGCAGAAGCAGGAATACCAGTTACAACTGCTTTATGTGGTTTTCCACCAATACCAGTAACACGAATACCTCTAGCATGTGGTGCGTTACTTGCTGAGTCTTTTACTCTAAGAATTAGTGGTGGTATGCTTTTTCCTTTATAATCTGGATGTGTTTTTAGCGAATTTAAAAATGCTATAGCACCATGGAGTCTATCATGATGATCCATTGATGATATGTTATTGTTATTAATTTGTCTAAGTAATCTTGAATGATAATCTGCAAGCGATTCACCACTATCTTGTGCATCATCTTCTGTGATTAGTGATTCATTCATTTTTTTCTTTTTGGGTCTATATTTATTTTTAGGACCATCCCAAGTCTTTCCAGTTTTGTGTGAACTCCACTGTTTTCCTTTACGATGTGCTTCTTGCTTTTTCCTTACTGCTTTTTTCTTTTCTTCTGGAGTCATCTCTCCCCATGTCTGTGGACTCTTATCTGAAACACGACGAGATGGACGACATTTTACTCTTCCACGACCTTTATAATCACCACATTCTGAACCATCTTGTGCAGTCCATTTTTCTTTAAACCAACGACGAAGATCTTCTGATAACTTAATCATTATCTGCCCTGTTTGATGATTTATCTCTGACTCTTAAGTTATGTTTTCCGTTATTTCTTGGATTTCCGTCTTTGTGATCTACATCTTTTCCATCACCTTTACGAACTTTTCCAAGTTTCATAAGTAGTCTTCTTGCCTTGACTCTTCCAGCACGATTTTTTCTTTGCTCTGGTTTTCCATGGTAGTTATCGTATTCTTTACGATAGTTTCTTTTTTCTTCTATGTATCCTTCTCCCAAAGCACTGACTTGCATACCAGGTACTGGTGTATCTACTGGTTTCTCTACTGGAATTCTATGTTCTTTTCCATTTATATACACTCTATTTATTGTGTATCCATCAACTGGTAATACATCTAACCAATCTGTTTGTGGAGATAGATCATCATATTCGAATAATGGTAATATTATTTTAAAAAAGTCTATTGGATTATTTTCAGATAATGATTTGATTTCTTCTAAATTTTGATTTTTTTCGTCATCAGTCAATTCTGGTGGAGGAATTTTATCTGTTTTTTCTAAAATAAGTTGTAGTAACTTCACTCCATCTAACGAAGATATTGGACCAACATATTCTTTTAGTTGATCTAGAGCAATTTCATTTATAACTACTCTAATTGTATTCCTCAACGAATATGGTCTAAAATCATCAAGATCTGTTAACTTTTTACCAGATTTCTTTGCTTGCTCTTGTAGTTGATCCCATTCTTCTTCTTGTTGCTTCGATGCTGCTGAATTTGATTTGATTCTAGAGGCAATATCTATTTTGCATTTTCTAGCAAGATCTAATGTGATTGGTGCTATTTTAACTTGATTTCCATCATGACTTACAGCAATCATTGATCTTGCTATAGC